CTGAATCTACTGCATACCAGTTGTATAAACGACCATAAGAAACTAATTCCGTTCTTGTAGTGTCTATATTAGATATAGAGTAATAATTATCCTGATTGAGTTGCGGTATACCAACACCTCTTAAAAAACTATACCCTTTTACCTTTTTAAATCCAAATTTCATATTACCAGCCTATTTGATATGTCGCTGTTGTTACACTTATTACCCTTTTTATTTTCATTGGAATCCAAGTACCTAAATAAGCATCTAATGTAGCTGACTGAAGATTAAAATATTCCCCATCTTCCTGATTAGATAATTGAACTCTCATTGTTCCACTTGTTAAAGGTAAAATATAGAATCCACCTGTATCATTTGCTTTCGGTATAATTGTTATATTTAAAGCTCCTGAATATATTTGCCCTGTTTGGTCACTGCCTGTGATATCTATTGAACTTTCTGTTCCGTTAGGGTTTGTTAATTGACTTCGTGTTGCGTTATTTGCCATCTCTATATATGTTATTTTTTATTCTCTAATTTTATGCTTCTGTATATTCTTTATTCCCTATTTTGATTTTTATTTTAGGGAGGTCTTTATATTTATCTTTTATTTCTACGTTCTTAAATGTGAAGTCTTTACTTTCTTCATCCCATTGTTGTCCGGGTAATACTTCCATTAACTCACACCTGCACCACGGGTGCATTATACCAAGCGTAGGCTTCCAATCAGCAACCTTCTTGCCTATATTAGTTCCATTCGATTCCAACTCTTCCACTGTAAACACTTTAGGTTTACTACTTATCCCATTTGTTAAGTATGCTTTTATACAATGCCTACAGCTACCACTGAAAACTTCCTTATAAACCTTATTATTTTCTCCCCTTTTTCTTTTAATTATTTGCGCTCTACCTTCTTGAAATATATCTTGCATTTCCGATGCAACTATACGTCCGAGATTTCTGTCCCAATCATTTGTCTTATGCCCCAAATCTGACATAATTCTACTTAGAGATTTTCTTTGATATACTCCCTCTTCAATTTCTTTCTTAATTACCTTTTCATATTCAGCTCTATTTTCTTGCTCTGTTTGTTGAATCTGATGAACTACATCTTTTTTTATTCCATCACCCAATCCGGTTATGTGTGAATATGTTCTGTTTTGAGCCGCTTTATAAGCGTATTGTTCCACTTCTGTTAGAGGTAAATATTGCCCTCTATCCAAGTGATCCATGAACTGATTATAGGTTATTTTTGATGCGTTATATTGTCCTATAAGTTGCGATAGTCTCCCCCAATGATAGCTTTGTAAGAAAGTAGGGAAGTCTTTTTTTATTTCCGATAAATTGAAACCGTAATCTTTTAGCTGTTTTTTATCCTGATCTGTTAGAATGTCTTCACCAAGTAATTTAGCTGCCATAAATTTAGCATTCATGTCAACTGTCATTAATATATTTTGTATTTGATCTCTAGTGAATAACATTTTCTATTTATCTAACTTTGTAAATTCCCAATCTATTTTACCTAAACCTCCTGTGTCTGTACCAAAGACATCTATATAGAAATTAATCCTGTCATCTTCATTTCTGAATTTATATATATTGTCCAAACTTTCTATTGTTACAGATATAATAGCATCAGTCATCTCTTCAGGGGTCATCGCTGAGTCATGTATTTTTTGTATTTTTTCTTTTAAAGAACTCATCAATTTGCCCTTATTACTTCAAAATCAATTAGCTTCTTCTTATCGTAAAAAAACCTTAACCAAACCCCACCCATATTTGGAGGGGGGAACTCTTTAGTATCAGCCCAACCACCTGTAAAACTATCATCTTTATATGTGCCTAAGCTTATATGTGTTTGTTCTCTTTTTATTATATTTCCCTCACTTGTGACTTCTACCATAGGTAAAAGAACAACCCATTCATTATGTATATGTCCAGAGACAAAAATATCAGATTTTATATAGTTCTGTCTCCTGTTTGTTTTTATTACACCTCTTGTTACGGGCGAATTACCGCCTGATCCATGATTGTAATACAGTAGTATTGACTTCCTCCCCCCTTTTGAAAGACTTTCAAATTGAAACCTTACAAACCCACTGTATGGCTTTTTTTTTAACCCTAATCTCTCACAAAAATCACCTAAAACATCCACTTCATGTCTTTGTAACACGCTCATCTCATGATTACCTGTAGATATAAATTTTATATTTTTTTTATAGGGTAAAAACCACTTAGCTGCATCTTTTGATAATGCCGAAAAATAATCAGCTTTTTGATATTCTGGCCTTAAATCTTCTTTGTTTGATCTAGGGTCGTACTTACCACCCATCATATCGAACACATCACCAATTTTAAACACTATTGCACCTCTCTCTTTTGCTTGTTCATGGTGCTTTTTCAACAACTTTCTATCACAATGCTTACTATCAAAATGTTCATCACTCATTAAAAGTACCCACTGCTCCCAGTCTTTATTGCTATTATACTTTATTCTAAAAATATCTATATCGTTCTTTTTTTCAGGGTCTACCATTTTTTATATTTTGGTTACACATAAATATACTAAAAATTAGCAATATATACAACTATTTGTTCTTTATTTCTTTAACCATTACTTTTGTTAAATCAACTAACATTTTACCTATTACCTCTTTCCCCTCTTTATATGCTTTTTCTTCGTAAGGCTCTATTACTTTAGGGTATCTTACAGGGTCTTTTACTTGTGGTTTTTTCTTTCCTAGCTTTGACATATCTACAACAATGCTAAAATTAATAAAATCAACAATCCACCTCCAGAACCTATTGCTATATTCCTTTGTTTTTTTACTCTTTCGGTTTTTTCTTTTTCTTTAAAGTACCTACTTTCGTAATACTCTTTTTCAACCTTAAAGAACTCCCTTTGCACTCTGCAAATAGATAATAATGTATCTTTTTCTCCTGTCATTTTTTTATAGTCTATTAACTTTTCTACCTTTACTTCCAATATAGAATCTAACATATCTCTCTCTAAGAATATTTTATTTGTTTCTCTTAATTGTATAGGTAATATTAATACAACAGTATCTTTATTTATTACCGCTTGTTTCGGGTATGTATTTTGAGAAAAACTTAATACTACTATCCAAGCTAATAGTATCCAAACCAATATAAATCTTTTCATATCTTGTTATAATTTTTACCTCTTTGTTTCTATATAGGGAGTCAATTGAATCAAATTTTCTATCTGTGGCACGTTTTAAGCTATCATACGTAGACGATAATCTATTTTGAATACTATCTGTTACCTCAGTCCTAGTTTGTCTCTCTATAACCTTTATTTCGCTTTTACATAAAAAAACCTTAGTGAGATAGAACCCCCACCCCACTAAGGTCAAAACTAATAGAATCATGAAAAACTGTTTTTTCATTTACTTTTCACTTTTAATATTCCCATTGTTAACCCTTCTAGTACACTATCTTTAGCCATTAGGAATGTGTATCCTAATGCAAACAATGGCAAAGATTCCCATACACTAAATTTCCCCAAATATAGTGCTACTCCTGCGAATATAAATAAAAGTACACCTAGTATACTCGTTATCCAATTTTTTAATCTTTTTTTCATTTCAATTCTCTATTTATATAATCATTCATTGCTTTTGTAAATGGATCTTTTTCTGCCTTGCTATATTCGTCAAATGGGTTCTGTGTACCTTCATCCGGTTCTCCTGTCATTTCATCTACTGCCTGATTACTTTCCTCTCCCCCAAATTGTTTAGCTTGTTGTGCTTGTTGGTACACTTGGTTTAGAATTGTATCTTTTTCAGGGTTCATTTTTCTACCTGAATATTTTTCAAACATATCTTCCTGACTTACAAATCCAGCTTCAGATTTCATTTTGTCGTTTTCTAATACTTTTGTTTCGTCCTCTAAATCTATTCCGGTAAATACAAACTCATAGTTAGGGTTCATTTCTGATACTATGTGTTTATTTATTCTTTGCATTAGGAATTGCAATAGAGGTTTTAACCCTTTGTTTCTTGAATGATCTAATCTTTCTTTTTGTCCATCTTGGCCAAACATTTGAGCTTGTTTCTGGAAATTAAAACCAAGTTCTGAAGGGTCAATTGTGTATATTGAACAAGTTAAAAGTTGTAAGAAGTCTATCCAACCTGAGAAATTCATTTCCTCATTTGTCTTCCCCATGTCATTCCATTGCATCTCCCTGTCTTTAGAAGACTCCATTACAGGCACTTTCCAAGCATTCTGATAACCAGATACTTGCTGTCTCCAAGCCTGTTTAAATTCATTCAATGTGTCCTGAGAAACGTTCCCCTCAATAGAAAAAAAACCTTTTGGTGCTGACCCCTGCTTAAAGAAATTGCCGTTATAATGTAACCCAAATAGTGAATAGGTGATTATATCAACCAATATTTCTAACTCTGACTTTCCATAACCATTGTTTCTTATATCAGTCATTTTATTTCTTACCCCGAAATTTAGTTCCCAAGGGTAGAACACCACTTGTTCTTGTAAATCGCTTTTACCTATCTTTCTTGTTACTATCTTTTCATTCCATACCTGAGCGTAATAAGGCTTGTATCCGTTTATATCATCGTATTTAGCTGATTCTAATTGTATACCTTTTTTATCTTTGTC